CATCAGGCCATAAAGAAGAGAAAGCCCAAATTCCTTCTTTGAATGGGATTGGAAGTTGATTTGATTTTCGATCTTATCGTCATCCCCACCCTCTACCGCACACCGGACGACGAAGTTCTTGTCATTGATGATACCGTCCTTTTCTTTCTGATCTTCCTTGGCAATGGCATCAATTCTGGCTTCGGTTATCCTGAATAAATGCCAGCCCTCGGAGATCAATGGAAAGTCACTTTTGTAAAGCGGTTTAATTTTAGTCCCCATAACGTTCTCTTACCCTCCTTTTCTTAGATTTTCCCCCTCTGATACCTAACTGAGAGGCTATTGAGTGAACATCCTCCCCGTAGGATCGTGAAGCCCTACGGAGCGCTTCCAACATTTTGTAACCACCTTGATACAATTCTCTGGCATATTCGGCAGCCGGAGAGAGTTTTTGAATCACCTCCCTTCTTGGATTTGAGTTAAAAATAGGTTTGAGATTCATGTATTGGGTTTACCCTTCCATTCATGTTGAAAATTTTCTCCTAAAACCCAATATAAAGATTCTAATAGTCCTACAACTCTAACCTGAAAAAGTGCTCTTGGAGCATTAACTTGAACCGTTGAGAGTGATCCCTCAAGGAGATGAGAATTGTCTTGTTTAATTTGAGCAATCCTAATCCTTATATATTTCTCGCTTTTCATAAATACTCCTCTTTACCTCAGATATTGGTCAATAGGTTTGAGTTTCATTGAATATCAATACCAACCAGTTTAGAAAATTTTTCAAAATTATTTCTCATCATATGAAGTTCGTCATACTCAGGAATACGGAGTTTTATGGTAACAAAGAATCCAGGTTTGAATACAATCGGTTCAATAAGAATAAATGTTAGAGGTTCCTTATTAAATATCGTATTATTATTAAAGTGTATTGTTAAAGGAGGTTCCTCGCCATGTAAGTCTCCATAGACTTCTCGGTCATTTACAGAAATTGAGATTTGAGTACGGTAAGTGACATTAGAAATCTTTATTAAATTGATTGACAGGTTGGGGTTAAGACTTAAAAGCGATTTGTTCTTTAACGTGCATTTAAAAATAATTTCTCTATACTCAGATTCAATCTTCTTAATATTGAAGTTTTTCATAGATACTCCCCGCACCTCGGACAATAATCAACTGGTACAGTATCCCCAAATCCATCTGATTCATATTCATGTTTTAATTGTTTAACCATTCCCTTCCATCCACAATTTGAACACTTAATCGGCTCAGGCGATATTCTCCTTCCCCACATAAAGGCAATATGTTTAGGCTCATGTTTGATATGTCGGTTCCAGTTACCCCAGAGGAAGGTGAGAATATGAGCAAATAGATAGCGGATTCGATCCATTATTTTTTCCTCCAAAACAAAAGTTTCCTAAATATCCTCTTAATCTTTTGTGAAGTTGTGAAATAGGGTATTTGCCCAATGAGAAAATTATATTGTCTCTTTTTGAGATAGCAAGAAACTGTTCGACCATTTTGAAGGTAGAGAGTTACTTTAATCATTATATCCCCCTTACTACAGCCATTATCTTCGTAAAATCCAATGGAGCCGGTTTCTGTTTATTCATCTGTAATAATCTCAATGAATTACACCTTGCCATGAAACTTTCATCCTCAGAATGAAAACTAATCCTCGGTAGCACCGGATTCATTTCATCATCCAATTTGAAAGGCTCTACCACATACCCTATGAAATCAAAATACCCATGAAGTAACTGAGGATAATCCATACCTACTAATGAAGGAGCCGTTTTAACCCCCCCTCCATATTTAGGGTAGTCATGGCGTGATATAGCGGTTGCTACAACCACAACTCCATATTGAGAGAACTGGTTAAAGAGATAGGTTAGACGTGACATCATGGAACCCATAGAACCCCAATCTGGCTTCTCAAATCTAAATCGGTCTGTTAGTCCACGAATTTCAGTTTTCTCTTCCTCACTAAGTTTACGGGCACTATGACGATCATCTTCTAAATCGTGGCGAATATTAGCTTGACCAAAAGTAAGATCATCAAAGAAAAGAGATTTAAAAAGAACCTCACCTTTTCTGAATCGCTCAAGCCATCCATTCATATCTTCCATGATATCATCAAAGGAATCTTTAGGCCTAAAATACCGGATTTTCTTGTTATGCTTAATCTGGAGATGATTAACTCGTGGGTCTTTAGCCTGGGTATTAATAAACGCTATCGGATCCTCAAGAGTTAATGCTGACATTGTCTTTCCTGCATCGGTATCTCCATAGATAAGGATACAGGCTCCTAATTTAGATGCGTCGATATTTGGATTAAGAGATTCCATTTATTTAACCTCCCTATTTTTACTATAAGGTGACATTACGGTATTCTCACACTTTAAACAACAATCTCTTATTCGATGTGACATTTTAGCAGATGATCTAAATCGCTTATTACAAAACTTGCAGAAGAAATATAAAAGCCTTGAGGATGATCGAACCATTATTTAACTTCCTTCTTGCGATAGATTTGATCCGAAACCACGCCAGAGCTACATATATTAAGGTATTCACAATTACTAACTGCCGTCCCTGTTCTTTCCCCAAAACAGGTCTGAGGTGAGTTACTTTGATAGAAATACTTCATCCCTCCCATCTCAATATATCTTAAAATCTCATTAGCTATCATCTTATACCTTTCTCTAATCTCATCATAATTAAACTCTGATCGCCAGAAAGAGGTATTGTGGATGTAATGTAGAGGTCTGGAGATGAAGTCATTGGTAACTCGTTGTGTATAGTCCTCAATCGTTTCATTCTTAGCTAATCTCAATTCGGGAACTTGTATTGTTCTAACAGTTATCCTCTCTATTTTTGAGTTACCCAAAAAGTAACTTCCTATTTGATCTTGCATGATAAACTTGCTCGAATAGGTTTCAGGTTTTTTGGTATATTTGAACTCAAATCCCATTTTTTCATCATAGATCATCAAATCCATAAAACCATGAATCACAGGATACCCCTCTTCCATCCATCTAAAATAGGATTGAGTTTTTCCTTTCATTGAATCAAATTCCTTAGTGGTGTAGCCTCTCATTAATCCAACAATACCCGCAATTTGGATGGGTAACTCCCCTTCTTCGTTCTCAAATTGTGAGATATTAGGGAATGGTTTCTTTTTTTCCGCATCATGGAAATGGTCAAGAAACTGTCCAACTACCTCACCTAATTTCATTGGTAGAGGTTTAACTAATAATTCATACCCACAGATATAGGATAGGTAGAGCTTGCGCTTGCAGAATGAGTTTTTGATAGTGGAATATGAGAGGGTAGGTTCATTACGCCTGATAAACTCTGTGCATCTAAACATTTCAGGAAGGTCACAGAAATCGTTTTTCTTACCTATTGAATGGATACACGGTTTAGTATCATCCTTTAAGAAACCTTCACAGATAGATTGCATTATTTCTCCCTTTTCTCGTCTACAAAATCATCTGCTTCCCAATCTTCAGGTTGAACTGTTCCATGAATTTTACAGATTCCCTCTACTTTAGTAATTCTTTCTGTCCATTGATTAACAGAGGCTACAACATTTGAAAGGAATTTACCACAGATGGGACATTGCATTTAGAGTTTCCCCGTTTTGGTACTCTCAATTTTATACGGTGATTTGTGGTAGTATCCTGGCACAGATGACCCACTGGATTAAGGTTAGTACCCGCCCTCCGAAACGGGGAACGGAGCAAAAAGGTTAGAGATACTTTTTGATGTTTTCTAAAATTTCAGGTCTAAGGTCAGTTACCTTTATATTTCTTAACTTTGAAATTTTCTCAGCGAGCTTTAAACTGGGCTTCCTTTTTTTTCTCAAAACACCATTAAGATATGATCGGCTGATTCCCAAAACTTTGGCGAGATCATCTTGTTTTATTACCAACTTTTGTATTATACTTTTTTGTCGTTGTCAACAAAATTGTTTTAACTCTCTATATATAATGATAGTGTTTTTTTATGATATATATGTAAATTATTGAATTTATTAAGTAATTTAAAACTTTGTAAAAAGATGCACATGTGAAGATTTTTCTTGACATTTAATTTTAAATGTGAAATAATCTTAGACATAAAGATAATAAGTATAATACAAATCTAAAAAAGGAGGAAGGAAGAGGTTAGTCTCAAACCTGAGAGAGACTCGCAAGCCAGGGAGAGCGTGAGACTGGTAGAGATTGGAGGAAGTAAAATGAAAAAATATTCAAAAGAGTGGA